CCTGGGTACAGCATGAACCGATTGAATATTTCGATGATGCCATGTTCCCGCCCTGGGCAACTGAGATTTAAAAGAAGTAAAAAGGAATAGAAAGAACTAGAAAGGATTTTATGGTGATGGGGGTGCCGCAAGGCACAGTGTCCGTGGAATGTGGCTTTGATTGCCGCTGAACTACTGGAAGCCCAGGTGTGCTGTCAAGCCGGAGATAGGCCCCGGAAGATGAGACACAAGAAAAGGACGGTTAATGTTGCTTCCCCCCATCGCCGCCAAATTTAAAAAGGAAAACCAATGATTAATATTTTTCATGAAATCGAAAAAGAACGTGACCGCCAGGACCAGCAATGGGGCGGACCCGAACATGATGACGCGCACAGCATTTATGATTTCGTCCGCTTCATAAGAAAATTCTGTCTTAAGATTGACAACATATTTTCTGTTACAAATTCAGAACAAAACATTCGTTTGGTTGCTCGCAAGCGCTTTATCAAAATTGCCGCCCTTGCTGTTGCCGCGATTGAAAGCATTGACCGAAAACAAGGAGAAAAATAATGTCATTTTCGCGTGAAGATTTTACTCTGATTAAACAACGCTGGAAAGAAACAAACCGCCTTTTAAAAATCATCGCTGAACAGTTGGAAAAAATCGCCAATCCTCTAATCAAAATAAAGGAAAAAGAAAAGGACCAAGAAAATGACCGGACGTTACACCGTTAAGACTACCCCATCCCTGAAGGCCATCACCAAGAAACTTGATGCCATGCTTGGTTTATATGGCACGGATGTCACGGCTCACGCTGTCAGGCATTGGCTGACCACACTGGCCGAACGGCAACGGCTTCTCAAGGACAAGGCGCGGCTGGAAAAAGAACTTGCTGACCTTGATATGCAAATTAAAAAAGAACGGAAATGAACAATCAATTAACCAATGAACCATTGCGTCCAAATTTTGACCCGGATTTTTTGCGGGCCAGTTTGCGGCACGATTGAACGGACTGAGACTGAAATCAAGGAAATGAAAAAATTAATTGCTGGCTTGAAAAGGCTCTGACCTTGTGCTAATCTTTCCATAATTTGAAATAACATGGGATGAATAAGATGAACACCACACCTGAAAAAGTTGATGCCCCCGCACCGGCTGAAGCCCCCGGTACCAAGAAAGAAAACCTGAAGAAAGGAAAGCCCCAGGCCAGGTTGAAAGCCGGGGGGAAAGTTGAAGCTATTGTTCCACACACCATTGAACAGGTTTACCGATTTGCGGATGCTGTTATAACCGCCTGCCTTGCCCCTGATAGTTTTGAGAATGACCGGAACAAAGTTGCAATGGCCATCCTGAAGGGCTTGGAAGTTGGGCTGATGCCGATGACTGCCCTGGCCAATATTTATATTGTCAAAGCACGGCCAACAATTTGGGGGGACGCGGCAATGGCCCTAGTTCATGATACCGGCGAGTTGGAATTTATGAATGACCACTATGAAGGGTCATTTGAAAAGGGGGATTTGATGTGTTCCGTCACCATGAAGCGGCGCACGGTTGACAACTCAATCACCCGGACCTTTTCAATGGCGGACGCAACCCACGCCGGATTGATTAACCGGGACGGCACTCCCAAGGCTGGCAAGTTTGCCTGGAATTATATCAACCGGATGCTATTCAACCGTGCCCGCGCCTGGTGCGTCCGTGACCTTTTTGCTGATGTGCTTTGCGGGCTGGCTATCAGGGAAGAACTGGAAGGCATCCCTGAAAAGAAAACCGTCAAGGACACAAAATTTCTTGGTGATGTTATCGAGGGTGAGGCTAATGAAATTCCCGCTGGCGATGCTGAGACCAAAACATCCGAAGGTGACACCTGGGTATCACCTGAACCCGAAAAGGACCTGATTGAGGAAGTCCTTGAGGATGATGAATTGCCAGAAAAAAGAGGATGAAAAACATGGACCGGAAAAAAACTGCACAGGTCAGGAAGCACTTGTCTGAAGGCTATGCCCTGACCCCGCTTGAAGCCGCCAGCCAATTTCATACCATGCGGCTGTCAGCCATTGTGGAAGACCTGCGCTTGAAGGGTTTGAAAATTTATGCGACCAAGGCCAGGTTTCCAGTAACCGGGGCTTATTTTGCGGTGTATTATATCCCGGCGCACTTCATGGACAGACACATGGAATATTTCAAGGGCCGGTTTGGCACGGGCCACGTGCCGGAATTGACGCAATGGCTGAAAGATAAGGGTTTGGATTATGCTGGCCATTATCCCAACAGCTTTGGTTTGACACCGTAAGGGACAGCCCCTCAATCGTCCTGTAAGCGCCACCAGCAAGCATCCTTGTTCCGGGTCGCATGGATAACCTCCCAACGTAACGACCCAATTCATGCCCCGAACCCTGCACAACAAGGGGCATCCCCCCGGTCAGGTTAGGTCGTCAGGCTTGTCCGGGGGGAATTTATTTCAGATTTTGGAAAGAAAGCGATTGACTTTTCAATATACGCCCTATATTAAGGGTCTAATATAACAACAGGAGTAAATCACCATGAAATTAACACACCGAGATAAGGCGCTTATTGTTAACGCACTCCGTGCGCTCAAAGGACAGGTAAAAGACAGACACGTCGGGGCGCTTGAAATGAGAACTGAGATTGACATATTAATCGACAAACTAGGAAGGATTTAACATGCCCCGCGTCACTCACGTTAAAAAAGCCCGGAAAGACAATGACCGTTATGGCATCAAAAAAGGGGATAGCTACTATTGGTGGAAGTTTCCATATGGTTCAAAAATTTGTTCCTTAAACCCGCCGTGCCGGTCACAGTTAACACAGTCAGCTTTCCTTGGTGGCCTGTACGATTTGCAGGATGATATTGAAGCAATCACCCCGGATAATTTCAAAGCCTATGAAGGGGATTACAGCGAGATTTCGGACCGCATCCGTGAACTTGGCGAACAGTGTCAGGAAAGCCTGGATAACATGCCCGAAAGCCTTCAGGAAAGCCCGACCGGGGAACTGCTTCAGGAACGCATTGATGCAATGGATGAATGGGCTGAGGAAGTTGATTGCGTTAATACCCCGGAAGAAAATCCTGACCACATGGAACAGGCGGACGGCGAAAGCGAGGAAGATTTTATTGAGCGCCGTGATGAAGTTGAACCTGAATGGGAAGACGCCCTTGCCGAATTGCAGAGGTTGGAACCATCCATTTAAGGGGGGGTTATTATCATGACATGGGAAGATGAAAAGGGCCTGAAGCTGATGCCGTCAACTCGCAAAACACTAGTCAGGTTTTTGCAATATAACGCGGATGGTTGACGGTCCCACAATACCGCTGTCGCAAATGCTTTGGTTGCCCGCCTTGAAACAATTGCTGGCCGGATTAATTCTCACCAATGGACCCCTGTGGCCGTCACTTTTATTTTTAGAAAACAGGACCTTCAACACATTGAAGATGCCCTTGAACATGCCGGGGATACTGCCAGCGGACGGGCAGGAAAGCATGTGCGGAAAGCCCTGGACCAAACAAGGCGCTTGCTTGCCGAATGAAAACCGGATAAAAGCGGGGTGTTCATCACTGAACATCCCATCACGACTTGAAGGGGCTGGCGGTAAAGCCAGCCCCTTCTTCTTGTGACCTAACATCTGGAGAGCATCCAGGGAATTGAGCCGACAAGAAACGCTGTCTTGCATCCCCGACTTATTTCATTATGCCCATATCAAAAAGCGGTTCATTTTTTGAGGCCGTTTTTCGCGTTTGTCCCTGCGTCTGCGTTTGCCGCGATTGGCACGCTTGGCCGGGCCGGGCCGGTCGGCGGGTCGCTTGGGCGTCTTTGGACCTGACGGGAACTTATTCTGGTTCATTCGTCGCGCCCGTGGTCTTCACCCGTTCCCCAAATCCAACGCCGAGTTTAAAAGCGGCGGCACCAACGCTGAAGAAATTCCCCAATGAAACTCCAGAATTTTTAGCCTTGACATTGTATTGGCCAAGCACGCTGATTGCGTCTTCCTCACAGGCAAATTCATAGTCCCCGTTGGCGTTGGGGGCCGGTGCCCAGGTGCAGTCATGGGTCGATGTAATCAGGTCACGGCCACCTTCGGCATTAGCAACGGTCAAGGGAACAATCGCCAGGTCGGTAATTTTCGACCCGAATGTGAAGCCCGGTGCCCCGCCGACCGGGGCCGGGTCAACGGATATGCCCAGGGTTTTCAGGCTGAAATAAAGGGCGGGCAATTCCTGTTTGGTTGAACATGCCCCAAGTATCAGGGCCATGATTGCAGTCATCAAGATTATTTTCATTTGAACGGTTCCTCAAAGCAAATGTTGGCGGCATCAATTTTGCCAAAGACTTCAGCCCACGCTTCCGGACTGGCATTGTTAAAAATCATAATCCGGCAATCATCAAAAGGCAAGATTGTAAATCTGGCGCTGGTCCAGCCCGCATAAAACCCGCCAAAAAAAGAAAATATCCCGACCCCTTTGGTATCAATTGTAACAGGTCCGGTGCCTGGTGCGGCTTCGATGCGGACCATGCCAAACCCGCGTGTCACGGTGATGGTCCCATCCGGGCTGTGAATGTTGACCGTGGTGCAAGCTGACAACAGGAACAGGGCGGCGGCAAGCCCCTTCATTATTCCGCTTTCTTGATGCCGGCGCGTAGGGCCATGATGCCCAGGCCGGTACCAATCAACGTGGTGGCGTCTTCAATCCCTAAAAACGCAATCAGGTTGGGCGCAAAAAATGTCAGTATCCCCAGGATAACCATCAGCCCGCCAGCCAGATAGGATTTTTTTCCCTTCAGGATTTCCAAGATGTTCATGACTTTTCCTTCAAATAATTACTGGCGGACCTTCCGCTATTTTTATTATGGTGTCAAGCCAGTGCTGAAATTCTTGAAATTTTTCCCGTCAAAACTTAAAGCCTGGTGCCAGTTGTATTTAATCTTGAAGGAACAATGGACCCAGGTTTTTGCGAGTTTGCCTTTCTTGCCAGGCCGGACTTCATAAATCACCTGGTCATATTCCAAGGCATCGCGGATGAACAAAAACAGGGTCAATGTGGCCACACCAGGGATAGTAAAATCAACCGCTTCGGCCTTGACATGCTGGCTGGTATCCTTGGATTTCAAGGCCCGGTTCAATGCCAACGACCGGAACCAGGATGATGGGGAAAACGGCACACCAAAATGAGTCCGGCACGGTTCAAGGATATTGTAAGCGGTATGGATTAAGCAAATAATTTCAGTCGGCGTGGGCAGGTTGATGATGCCTTCGGCCTTGGCCCGGCGGCTGGCCGTAGCTTCCTTCAGGGTGAAATGCGGGGACAAACGCATCAGCCGCCTTCCAGCCAGTCGGCATGGGCCAGGTTCGCATTTTCTTTGCCGTGGTGCCAGTTGACACATTTTTTCACCAGCTTGGCGGCTTCAAGCTGAAGGTCTTCCCCTGGGTCCGCCGCCTCAGAAAGTTCCGTCAGCGGGATAACAACCTGGTACGGGAAAATGACCAGTTTGCCATCTTCGGTTTTCAACGCCTGGCCATCCTGGTCTGCAATCACGGCGGTTAAAATAAACTTGATTGCGGCAGGGGTGATGACCCCGGCAATGGTTTTATCTTCCGTTTCTCGCCTGATTGTGATTTTGACGTATTCATTTTTAAATTCAAAAAGCTGGTCCGCAGGCTCCATGTCCAGTCCGGCCTTGGGCATTTGCGTTACACCCGTTTTGATTGCATCGCGCATGGCTCGAATTTGTTCAGGTGTTTTTACCATCTTAAATCCTTAGATTAATTCTGCTGTGCCGAGGCCGCTGCCAGTACCGCCAGTACCGCCAACACTACCACCGCCACTTCCGCTGGTGTCCCCGGCACCGTCAGCCGGGGTGACAATTGACCCGACATAATAGCGATGGTTGCCTTGGCCCAGGATAGCTGAATTGGTTGTTACTATATAGGTGCCACCGCCATCAAGGCCCGGGTCATCCATATAAATAAAGTATCTTATATTAAAACTCAAGCCGGTCAGGGACCCTGACGGATAAGCAATCGTCTTGGCTCCGATTTCAACATTATGGGCGGCGATACTGATGGTGGCCGTGGCTCCGGCATCTGTGGCGGTTAACAGGATCGCCATGTCCCGGATGCTGATGACGCCGATGGTTGAAAGGACCGGGTCTTTGCGGCTGTCAATAATTGCGTCATTGCGGTTCAATTTGGCACCGGCGACCAATGCCTGTTCATCGGTGGCCGGGGTCCAGTCAAAAATGCTGTCCGGCCACAACTCAAGTTTTTCCCTGATTAAGAACCCAAGGTTGCCGTCTTCATCGGCATCAACCGACATCACCCAATCGGCAATAAGCCATTTCGATGTCACGATATTCAAGCGGTCATAACTGAAATTGATGCTGTCCATTGCTTCATCTTGAAGCGCAATCGGGCTGAAGGTCAGGTCAAGATTTTCTTCCACCCGGTTGGATTTCAAGGCAATCTGAAGGATGCGCTGGCCCCGGATATGGTTGGTAGTGAACAGCAAATCAATGTTGCCGATTAAAGCCTGGTTGTAATCTTCCGTGACCGCTGCCGTGTCTTCAATCAGCGGCAGGTTTTTCGCATTGAACTGGTCATCTTCATCAGCGAAAACACCCGTGACGGTGTTGAATTTTTGGCCCAGGCCGGTATTCAGCCGATAGGAAATAGGACTTAGGACATCATTGATGCCGCGAGTCTTGGTGGCCACCCGCGGGGCACCAGCGAACACCCGCCACAGGCCGTTTTGCAATGTCACCCGGCCCGCGCATGAAGTCATCAGGTTTTCAAGATTGACCCGGTGCTGATTGCGCGGGTCAACATATCCGTCACAGGTGTACCTGGTTTGGTTGCCGCCCGCCTTCAGGTCAACGGTTTCATCACAGACATCCGCTTCCGCCCGGATATGCGCCCAATCAAAACGGTCATCGGCGATGCCAACCCCGATGACCCTAGTGCCGTCATAGGATGTGGTGGTGGAATTGGCCACCAGGAAGCCACGCATATAATGGACGATGCACAGAATGGGATTGTTGGACCAGACCCAGGTTGACTGGTCGGTCAGCCGTTGCGGGCCGCTGCCGCCGTTGGTGGTATCAAGGCGCGGGTCATAAATTTTGGCCCCCTTGTTGACAATGATGAATTGTTGAACGCCGTTGGGAAATTTGTCCCGGTCAAAAGTCAGCTTCAAATGAATGGCAGGCAATCCCCTGAGCCGGTGCGCCGTGGTCCATTTGCTTGAGGCACTGGTCAATTCGGCAAAATCGGTTTGGGCATCGATGCCGGTTTTCTTGAACAACGACATGACCCCGCTGAAGGGCGCGTTCGCATTGTCCCCGGTGAATGTCACCAGGTCATTGGCCCAATAAAATTTTTCCGCAACCGTATCAAATTCATGACCGCCGACCACCACCACCAGCGAAAGAAATTTGTTGTCTTCGCCATAGGTATCGCGGAACACCAGCAACCCGCCGGTGGCATTGCGCCCTAATAATGCCGCCCGTGGTTCAACCGGCGAAATCCGCAGCCGCAAGCGTTGGCCGTCTTCAAGCGGATTGCTCAGGCTTGGCGAAGGGGACAGCAAAGTTGAAATTCCCGACAGCACAAAAACGGCCCCCAATTTCCACAGGAATGAAATACCAGTAACAATGCCGACCATAATCAAGGTTATCCCGACAACCACCTGAATGAAGCCTGTGAGGGTTTTGCCCATCAGATTTTAAAGACCTTTCCGCATGTGCTGGTTTCAACGTAAATCAGCCCGTCATCGGGACTGATGAAAAGACTGTCCACCCCGACACACAGGCCAATCGCCGGGTTCTTTTTATCACAGTTCAGGACAATATCGCCCGCTGCCGCTTTGCTGACGTGCAGGGGAACACCCAATACCGCCACAAGGGTTGTCGGCAGGGTTCCCCTCCCTTTGGCTTTCAGCGTCTTCAGCGCGCCCTGGCGGTCGTTATATCCGGCAAAAGGGGTGAACGGGTTGTTGCCCGTCATGGCCTTAATACATTCCCCGCAAAATACACAGCAATCGGTAATTCCCCAGGCAAACTTTTTTTCTGACCAGGACCGGATGACAGCTTCCAGGTCCGGCATCCAGTTGGGTTTGCGGGTGCTCAAGGTATTATAAAAGCCGGTCATTTTATTTGTATATTAATTCCTTTTTGTGGATTGGGATTGAACGGCGTGCCTGACCCGGTGCCGATGGTTTGCTTGCTGGCGATGCCCCAAAGCAGTTCTTCATCCAGGTCATTGAGATATTCAAGCCCCTTGTCGCCGCTGAAAAGTTTCTGTTGCATGGTATTGTTGACGTTCCAGAAATGGGTGCGCGTCAACAGCGTTGCTTCGGTCGCCAGTTCAAGCGTGATGATTGCAAAATCCGGGCCATCAAACATGGATACGCCGTTGATGAAACCGACCGACATGGTTTTGATGGTGCCGCCCAACAGGTTCAGGTCATCATCAAAAAACCCGACATAGATTTTATAGCCCCGCCCGGTTTGTTTGTTATTTTTAAACAAGGCAATGAAATCCTTAACGGCATCTTCAGGGATAAGGTTGAGGGTCGCCTGGATGGTTTGTTCAGTTAAATCCGTTGGTTCTCCGAAACCGGAAAGCTGGCCAAATTCCCCCACTCCAAGCCAGCTTTGCGAAATCGCGCTGATGGTACCGATGCCGGACCATAACCGGGTGAAATCGCCAATCAAATCCAGTTCAAAAAACAACGCATAATTTATATCGCGTTGGGCGACATGGGTAGCAACGGCGGCGGCAAGGTTTCTTGACATGGCTCACCCCCTGCATCTTTCCACTTCCCAACCAAGAATTTCAGCCTTGGTGCAAAGTTCATCCTGTTCTTGCCCGGTTAAAACTCCCTGTTGCACATCGCGCTTTTCTAAAAGTTCAAGTACCCGGTCAATATATTGCATCCGTTCAACCTTGCCCAATCGGTCATCAATTTGAGCGACAGCGGCATTAAACTGGTCTAGCGTTACCCACATTATCCCGGACCAAACCCCGAACCCGTAAAGGCTGGTCAAAATAGCAATCGTAGCAACAATGTTACCCAGGGACCATTTTATTTCACGGTTCATTTTTTCTTTGTCCTTTTTTTCAATTTTCGTTTTTCAGCATAATGCTGGCTTTTTTTAAACTGGTTCCAGGCAAAAAAACCGTAGCCAATCAAGCCCACCAGTCCGGCGATTATGGTCATGACATCGCCGATGGTGCCCGACACGGACGCCGCCTGGATTTGCTGTTACAATTCCACCTGGGTCTGTTCCGCGATAGTCACGGAAACCGCTGTTCCCAATCCCAGGATGCCAGTTAAACTGTTTAAACTTTTAATCATAATAAATTTCTTTTTTGTTCAACTTTCTATGGCTAGGCTCCGGTTAAATTCGGTTCATCAGGCTCCCAATCTAGTGCATAAATATCTGCCTGTACTTTAGCGATGTGTTCTGCCCCGGGAGTTGCCCGATTTATAATAACTCCTGGGAACATTGCCGCCAAGCCGGTATCATCTTCCAGTTTTGCCCAGGCCACGGTTCCGTCCATTTTGATATTCACCGAAAGGATATTTTCAGGATGGGTCTGCGCAAATCTATTTATCATTTCTTGGTTGGCAGCAGGCCAATCAGGATGCGCCATATTTATTTTGAGATAAATCATATCAGTCGCTCGCCGAAGTTGAACAGGTGGTTAAAGCGCCTGTAATAGTGAAGTTTCCGCCGGTCCCTTTATTATTGCTTGGGTCGCCATCAGGAGCATATATTAGCGGGGTTGTCCCAGTTACAAGTTCGCCATTAGCACCTAAATCAACTGGTTTAAGAGTGGCAGTTATTAATTTGCGTCTGTTCGCTAAAACTGATACATCGAAAAAAACATTATCAAACCAAAGTTCTTGAAGGCAACCATTTAATTTTAAACCTCCAGTAACCCATGCACCGATACCCCAATCCGCTTTGGTATAATCAATTGTATCATCTATTTCAGTTGACCCCGCGGCTTCATCATCAACATCATCAATGAAAAAATGAGTGACTGGCACAGCCAAATCCCACGTTCCACAAAGATGAATATGACTGGCCGATGCTAAATAAGTTGAAGCTGATACCATTCGCATAATAAGACTACCAATAGCGTTTTCACCTCTTATTTCAAGTGTATTTGCACTGGCTCTTAATACCTCAAATCCACGACTAGTATTCTCTATTAATACTTGATTAGCGCCATCTCCGCCATCTAATCTTAGCCAAGCGGAGAAAGTCCCGGTTTTGGCATCAGCGTTGCCGGTTAAATCTGCTCCTCTTAAGGCAAAATCATTGGTGCCGTCATAATCATTGGCGGTAGTGGTGTAGCCAGGTGGAACGCCACCACTGAAAAGTGCAAATGGAAAAGTAAACATTAGCTAAACGCCAAGCGTGAGTCGCCATGCATACTTGTTCCATCTGAAATAAACGTCAGATAATCAACGGCATTGGCCGCTGTGGAAAGTGTTGGCGCTGTCCCGCCCGGCCATTTATAGGCAGTCCCGTAGGCCAGCGTCCGGCTTCCGGTTGCATCCTGTATTACCTTGAGGATATAGGTCGCGCCGTCCTTCATGTTGGTTGGATTGACAAGAGTTCGATTACCAGCAAGGGTAACTTTGGCAACTTGATTTGTGTTCAAATTCCACGCAATACTCGCCCCATCAGTTAAAGTGGTGGCATTGAAATTCTGTTGTGCCGTGTATTCCTGCGCAACATTTTTAACTGCATTATTGGCATTAAAAGCCTGAACATTAACTCCGATAGCGAGGCCAAGATTGGTGCGTGCCACGCTTGCGGTCGAGGCTCCGGTGCCACCGGCTATAATTGGTATATCTGTTGCGTTCCAGACGCCGGTTGTAATTGTTCCAACAGTGACAATGGCGGCTTGCAAAAAATGTTCGCCAGCGACAAAGCCAAGTAAATTGTCATGGTTCAGGACACCCTGAACCACCAAATCAAAACCATCGACATTATTACCAGCCAGCAGCACCGTATCGTGTTGGTCGTCCAAGACAATCGTGCCATCAACGGTGCCGTTCATTTTCTCCCCGGCCTGGACCGCGATGGTCACGGTGTTGGCATCGCCGGTGGTTTTTTTGATGCCGAGACAGAAATTCTGGTCGGCGGCGGCGGCAGGAAATGTCAGGACCACATTGCCAGTGGAAGTATCCACCAGCAAAAACACGCCCCGGTCGGTATTGGCCAATGCACGGGTGGCCGTAACTGCCGCCGTTTTCCTGATTGTCCGTTCATCCAGTTCATCAAAATTGGTATTGATGGTTTGACCGCCTGAGCGCAATTTGTCGCCGGTGCCGTCATTGGCGACAGCGCCGACATTAATGTCGATAATTGCACTCATAGTGTTAGGTCCTCAATAAATCCCAAGGTCATTGGGATGGTTTGCACGTTGTCACTCTGCCACAAAAGTTTTTGTTTGGTAAGTTTGGCGATGAAAAAAGTCTGTTCGGTGGTAACTGCCGCACCGTCAGCCGGGGCCGTTTTGATGCGCGGCTGATGTGTAATGGTGGCCTTGCCGGCGCCATCCGTGTTGACATTTTCGACACAAATCAACAGCCGGTTTTCAACCATAAAATAATCCCCTGCCTTCAGCACCAAGGCGCTGGCCGGGGCTTCCCTGATGTTCAGCGTATTGCCTTGCTGGTTGGCCCCATCGACCACAAAAACCTTCGGGAAACTGTCATTATCCCAGGTAAAAAGTTCACTGTCCCAACTGACAATGCCACTATCAAGCGTGACTTTACCGGCGACAAATGTGGACGGCAACCGCTTGTCCGGGTCATATGCCTTGAAGGTGCCGACCCGTCCGCGCAGGCTTAAAATCCAAGCCGTCAGGGTCCGGGTTTCCGCAATCGTCAGCGGCGTGGTGGTGAACTCGCCCTCCCATCGGTCGGTTGTGCCACCGGCATGACGTTGCAAGCTGACCTTGCGGGTCAAGACTCCTTCAAAAATTGCCCGATTGAAATTCAGTTCAATCCGCGACCTGAAAAGACGGATGCTGGTGGGGAATGTCAAGGGATATGTGACCATCACAAATCCTCCACAAAGCGCAGGCGGACCGGCAACCCCTTCACGTTGTCGCTAACCGCAAAAGGCACATCAATCAATCGCGCCAGGAAAAAAAATCCTTCCGTCAGGATAGCGGCGTTGTCGGCTGGCGACGATTTCAGCGGCGGCTCAAATTCAAGCGTGACTTCACCGGCCCCATTGGTGTCGGCCTGAACCGTGACCATGTGCGTAAAATTTCCCCATCCAAAATAATCGCCGGGGTTCAGGATGGTGCTGTTGATGGGAAAGCCGTCAACATTCAATAGCGTCCCGGTTTGGCTGGCCCCCATCACCAGGCCGTTGCCGGGAAAAGACCCGTTCTTTGTGGACGGCAACAGCCGGTCCAAATCTTGTGCCTTGAACAGCTTCAGGCCCCCTTCCAGGGAAATCATCCAGGCCAGCAATTCGGCGCGCTGGTCAAAGGTCAAGGGCGTGGTTTCCCATTCCCCCTCCCAACGGTCGCCCAAGCCGTCATTGACCCGTCCGGTGCTGATTGCCCTGGCCATATCAGAAAAAAAAACAGTGTTCAGAAAAGCCAATCCAAGGGCGGATTTCGCAATTTCTATACCTGACGGAAAGACCCTGGGAAAAGTGATTGCCATGACCTCACCGTTTCCGGTTGTTCCGGTTTTCGATTGCAACCGTGGTGGCCTGGACAATCAACGGTAACAGGTTCAGGATTTCTTCCCGTGTGCTTTTTTTCACATCGCTGGTGAAGTTCATTTCAAGGTTCTGTGTAAACCCGCCACCACCACCGCCGATAGCGGCGATGCCCAGGTTGCCCGCGCTGTCGCGCTTCAGCGGGACAATCGCTTCCGGTCCTTTTTCAGCTATGCTTGCCAACGGGAAAACCGTGGGGCCGGTAACAATCCCGCCCTTGGCGAACGGCACCGGCTTGCCGCCGCTGAAGACATTGCCTTGCGCTGACCCGAACAGACCAGGGAAAGCAAATGTAAGCCCTGCGTCAATCAGGGCAAAAATGATGCGTTGCAGAATAAAATCAGCAATCGACTTGGCCAAATCCTTCAAGCCCTCAAGCACGCCCTTGACGCCGGTGGCGATGTCCACAATGGTCCGGCCCACAAGCCGTGACACACCAAGGATAGTTTGTTTCAAGGCTTTCTGTGCGTCCGTCAGGATGCCTTTTGTCGCGCCCGCCAAAGTTTCCCGCAAACCCCCCAGGGCGCGTTGAAAAGTTTCCGCGTTGATGATTTCAGGAAACTCTTTGGCCAGCGCTATCAGTTCGGCAAAAGCAATATTGAACTGTTCCAGCGGGGTTCGGGTGGCGGTGAAAACCGCCTTCGCCTGGGCCATCCGCGTGTTGAACCCGGACGCTTCTTTTTCACCCTCAATAAATTCGGCAACCAAAAGTTGAAGCTGTTCGGTATATTCGGGAAGCCCGTTTACTGCTAGCACTTCTTTCAACAATGCCACTTCCGCTTTGAAGGTTTTCATCCGCGCTTCAGCAGGATTGAGCCGCTCCAGTAATTCCACCAAGTCATCGGATAATTCAATTACACCATCACCAAGGTCATCAATTTTATCAACGGCATCCTTTGTCGTTTCCGCCATCACCGCCATTTTCGCCATGATTGACCCAATGGCAATTGCCCCCTCCGCAAGGTTCAAATCGGCAAGCGCCCGGACCAGCCCTTCAATCCGCCGTTCCAGCCGCGCTGCTTCCGACTGTGCCGCTATCAAACCGGCAGTAACACCAAGCGGCCCGGCCCTGCCGCTCTCCCTTTTTTCCCTGGCCCGCACCGCCGCCAGTTCGCTTTCCAGCCTGACTTTTTCCCGCAAAACTTCAGCGCGGGTTTCAGCAATCACGGCTTGAGTTAATTTTTCTTCCTCAGTTTTAAGTTCTCCGGTCAAGGTTTTTATTTTTTCCAGCCGGGCATTTACTTCATCAAGAATGTCCCGATATCTTTCGTATGCCTCGGTTGCCAAATCAGTTTTTTCACGCAGGGTTGCCATCACCGTGAAGACCCCGATAAGAATACCCGCCACAAGTAAAAGCGGATGCGCCGCTAAAGCCACCCGTAAAAAACCGAAGACGGCCACCAAGCGGACTACAATCCCAAGCAAACTGCCGACCACCAAAAGCAACGGGCCGATTGCCGCCGTCAGCGCCAACATTTTAAACGTGGATTGTTTTGCTTCATCGTTCATTTCGGCCCAAGAGCGTGATGCGTCCCGCAACACCTGGCCAAGCGATTTTATGCCTTCAAGCACAATCGGCAAGACATCCTTGCCAATCTGGTTCATCAGGGTTTGCATTTCCGCCATCCGGGCATTGAATTTGAACTCAGCGGTTTGCGCGGCCACGGCAAAAGCATCATTCAGGTCAACCGCCGTGGCATTGGCCAGGCTCTTGAAAACTGTCTCAGTCTCAGCCGCCCGGTCGCCCACTAATTGCAACAGGCCGCGCAACGCCCGGACATTGGGGAAGACCTTGCCCAGGGCAATTTCATTCCCCTTGAACGCCTCAGCCAAGAGTTGTAATACGCCCAGGGTGCCTTCCGGCCCCTTGATGACATCCCGCAATTGTTCAAAAGATAACCCGACTTCATCAAGGGCGTCAGCCTGGTCGCTACCCTCCTTGGCCCCCTGGACAAGCGTGTTGAAAAATGCGCCAATGGTGGTGCCAGCTTCCTCAGCCGTGGAGCCGGTACGGGTTAGCAGGGCGATAATGGCCCCAATATCATTGAAGGTAGCCCCCAGGGCGGCGGCAATGCCCGTGACGCGCCCAATCGCCGCACCGATACTGTCGGCCGCCGCCTTGCCTTCCCGTACCGTGGCGACCAAGATACCAGCCGCATCACTGGCGGATAGCATCTGGCCTTGGAACGCATTGACCGCTGACGTGACCGCATCGGCTACGGATACCACCGACCCCAATCCGGCTGATGCGGCCTTTGCTGACGCTTCCAGGGCTTCCAGGGCCGCCGCCCCTTCCAGGCCAGCGGACGTGATGAAGAACATCGCTTCCGCCAGCACGTTTGGTCCCTGGGCGACCGCCGGGCCAAGGGCGATGATTGCCTGTTCATAGCCCCGGACTTCCTCAGCGGACCGACCAACAAGCCCCTGGATACGGGACAATGATGTTTCAAATTTTGTCGCTGATTTAACAAAGGCAAATCCCGCCGCGATGATGGGCGCGGTCAGGGCGATTGACATGGCCCGTCCCGCCGCTTTCATCCTGGTGGAAATTTGTTTGACGCTGGTGCTGAAAATGCCCCTGGCTTTTTTCATGTCGGCGCGCATCAGGGCCAAGTCGGCCCGGATTTCAACCAGTGCGTCACCAAGATTTGTATCAACCGGCATGTTTTTCCTTTTCCCGTTTTATATATGCTTTCATTGCGGCTTCATCCTGGGCTTTGCTGGTGGTGCCATCGCCTAATCTTTTTACGATTTCCTCGTAATCTTTTTTCTTTTGCGCCGCATCCGCCTTGATATGTTCTTCCAGCAGTTCACCGCTGAGCACATCTAAAAACCTTGCCAGCGGCGGCAAGCCTTTTTTGCTGAAGCCAGCCATCACCAGTGAGGATGTCCACCATGCCTGGACAATAACAATTCTTTGAAGATGTTCGGCCTGGCCATAGACCATTTTGACAAACTGGCGCGGCGTCAGTTTCCAGAACTCCCAGGGCCTTAAGCCCAATGCGCCGTAAGCGATTGCTTCCCATTCAAGCCAAGGAAAAATTCCAGGTGGTGCAGCTTTTTTCAAGCCGCTTTTTTCCCCTTCTGGTTCTCCTTGGCTTTGGTAAAAGCTGGCACATCGGCGGTCTGGGGCATTGCTTCGTAGATTGCTTTCGTGCAGACAACCAATGCGCCCAACAAGGCACCAATCTCGGCCCTCCCGACATCGGTTTCCGTGATGTCGGGTTGGTGATGCAAAGCCCCGGCCCAAACCAAGGTTATGATTGTTTTCATGGAAACCTTTTTTTTACCAAGAAGGGTCAGGAAATCATCAAAACTTTTGCATCCAAATCGGTCTTCAAGTTCACAGAAAGCATTTCCGTCATAGTACAGCTTCAAAGTTTTATCATCCAACTTCAGGATGGTTGGTTGGGTTGTCATGGCGGCGTTCCTTTCAACTATCAGACAATTGCGCCCCAAGGACCATCAATGGTGCCGGCAATCGACACAACTGAATTATCCTGGTCAGGATGATTTTCTGAAATGCTGGTCAAATAACCGTCAGCCTGTTCAATATCCGATCCCGCATCGCTACGCCTGATGCGGATTTTTGTGCCCGCGCGGATTGCACTCTGAAGGGTGGTGAAAGCCGTTTCACTCCGCAAATAAGAAGCGTCAAGCTGGAAAGTTTGCTTGCGCCGTCCTGGAAGCATCTTGAAATCAGCACCATCAATTTTGTTGCTGATGTCAATTTCATCCACATTTTCATCAAAACTGATGCCACGCTGACCACCAACATCGGTGTAAACATCCGGGCCGGTTCCTGTCCGAACAGCAAGTAAAATAACCGTTCCGTTAATCATTTTCAGGTTCCTTTTTTGTCAAATTAAAAAATAAGTCCAACAAGGATTTCTTTGCCGGTAGCACAATGCAAACACAGTTGACCAGTCCCTTTATTGAAAATTGGCGGGGGAAACTTCCCGGCCACCACTACCGTCCCTGGCGGCAATTTGATTTCAACAGTCTTCGGGTCCCGCTGGATTTTAACGGTCGCGGTTTTTTTTCCGGTGTTGTGGAACACCAGCACGCCGTGTCCATTATTGGCGAATTTGGCAAAGCCAGCCCTGTCGAAGGGACTGGCGATGTCTTTCAAAAACATCCCGCCCGGCTCAAGTTTTACCATTCCAAACATTTTAAAAAGTCCTTTCTTAAAGTTTATCAAGCATGAAAGTGACGGTCACAACCCGGCCATAATAACCATCACCATCGTTTACATGCGGTCCGCGAACACGGGTGATGACGTTGGTAAAATTGGCAATCGTCATCATCTTCCTGTGGAACAGCGCCCGGACCTTTTCCGCAATATCCTCCACAGTTCTGGCGTCCCCGTCAGCATCGGCATAACATTCAATGTCGCGGTCAACCTCACGCCCCTCTTGGGTCTTGTCATCAAAGGGAAGCTGGTTGATTTCACCGATGCTGACCAGGTAAGGGAACACGGCATTGCCGGGGACGTCCGAAGTGAAGATTGAAGGTGCCCCTTCGGTAGTGCCAAGTAAAGCCGTCAGGGGACCGTCCCCGTTCAGCACATCAAACACCGCTTTGGTCATGTCGCTCATCGTCTTCTGGCCCCAAAGATTTTCCTGATGACCGGAATGTTTTGCTTCAGGGCCGGACGCAAGAACGGCCTCTTGGTCCTTTGCTGATTTCCTTTCGTGCCCAATTCCAGCCTGCGGGCGTATATCACATTGGTCCCAACTTGGCCGGTGATGGTGGTGCCGCTATCAACAACCCGCGCGGCAATGCTGTTGAACAACCGCCCTTCCACTTTCTTGGGGGGTTCGCCGGGCTTGGATGGGTCCAGGCCAAATCGCCGACCCGCTGTTTTTCCTGATTTTACCACACCAAGCGGCTGACCCCTGGAAATCAAGGTCCGCGCGGTGCCCTTGACAAGTTCGACCGCCAGCGCCATCCGTTTAGAGACTTCACGTTTCAGTTTTGCTTCAAACCGCTTTTGATGCCATCTAATCCGTGCCGCCATATCATCCGCCTTCCTGGATTTCTTCCAGCAAAACCTTCAGGTGATGCGCCTTGCTAGGGGGTAACAGGGCCACCACGCTGAAGGTCGTGCCGTTGATGACAACAGTGTCCTTGCGCTTCACATCAATTCCGGCGTTCCAGTATGACGCATGGGTCACGGCGCGATTGTCCTTCACGGCAATTTGCCGGTCGGCAGAAGACGCGGCATGAACCCGGCAGGGGATATTCGTTTCAACGTCCGCCAAGGCCTCAGCAAAGCCCCCCTGGCCGGTGGCAGTACGTCCCACGCGTTTGATGGTGCCGGTATCCTTTAAAAGACCGCTCAGGGACATACCTCACCCAATCCTTACCCAATGACGCAATGATGGGATTGACCCGAAAATGTCACCAACGCCCTGGTCAAAAAGTGTGCGGGCATAGTCCCCGATTTTTTCAGATTTGATTGCCGGGTCAGCGGCGCGGCTTTCATGAAAATGAACCACCGCCTTGATGATTGCCAGTTCAATATCTTCAGGCAGATTGTTGACAGCCAGGGTGACGCTTGGCCCGGCGGCTTCCGTGACCAGGGCTTCCGCCACGGTGATTTTTGCGCTCGCTCGCGTGACCACGGTGAAGGTTCCGTTGTTGGCCCCATCAACAAACCCGGCCACCACAAAAGTATCACCGGCCACCAGCAAGGGAAACGTCCCGCTGGACAGATTGAAACTGTCATCCGTGCTGGACGCGCTGATGCTGGTACTGGCAATGTCATCATCCGGGACAAAATAACCGGCTGAATAATCAATGTCATAATCGGGCAAGGACTGGTGCGGGTTGATGTCGCCGCCGATGGTCGCGGCATCCCGTGTGAAGGTATTGTTCCAAAGATTGCGGTTCAATAAAATCCCGGCGTTAGCATCCTGAATTGAAATCTGTGACAGGTCTGTCACGGTTTCGGTTTTGTAGCGGACCGCTTCCAGCAACACCACTGGCGTCAAATCCAGCAACAATTCCAGTTCACCAACGGACGATAAGGTTTCAGTTACAAAGCCCCGCACAAATGTCCGTCCGGTGAAGGTGCGGAAGACGCTGGATGCCTGGACAATCATCCGTTTCAGGATGGTATCACTGGCGCTTCCTGTAATGCTCAGGGCTTCCTTGACCGCTACCAGGCTGGTCAGGTTGGTGAACAGGGGCTTTGTTCTGAATGTCAGCACCTATTTTGCCTGGGCCTTGGCCTCAGCTTCCTCTTTGGCCTTGGCTTCATCCAGGGCTTTCTGTGCGGCGGCACCTTTCAACCTGGCCTTCCGGTCAGCCTCATTCTGCTTTTGTTTGGCCTTGGCCTCAGCGGCATTCTTGGCCGCATCTGCCTTGACATGCTTCTCATGGTTGGCCAGGGTTTCCCCCCATCCGCGCTTTGCAAAAGCCTGGCATTGTTCCTTGCTGAACCCGGCCACGTCACCGGGCATGTAATTCATGGCGGAACGTGAAAAACGGAATGATACCAAGTCCGGCCTGGTCGGGGCACTGTAATCCTTATGAAAGCGGTCACGGCGCTCCATTATACCGGGGCCTTCTTTTGGTGTTTTGTCTTCAGGCATAGGTCTTCCTTTCGGTTTTAAACAAAAGGGGAAGGGGCAACGTCATGCCGACCCTTCCCCCTTTCGGTTTATTCCTTAGCTTTAAGCGGCTGGCAATACGTCAGCACCACCAAGGATGACAACCGCCGCGACATCCACTGTCGGCGCTGTGCCCCCGACAAAGGCAGTTATGACAACCGCCCGGATAAACTCGTCAATCGCACCAAGGTCAACATTCTTGTTGCCGATGGTATCAATTGCGGTCAAGGCCGTGATTGCCGCTCCGGTAATGTCGGCGTAGGTGCCACCAACCGCATCGCTTGATTGCAGTTTACCATCAACCGTGAAGCTGGTTGGTGCGCCGGTTGTCGCGCCAGCGGCCACTACCAGGACGCAACTGTCAAACCCGTCACGGGAAAATCCCGTGCCATTGATGGTGGCACCGGCGCTGTTCTGTGGTGAAATCCCAATCAGGCTTTTCAGCAGGGCACCAATGTCATGTTTCACTTCCATTTTTCCGTTCCTTTCTTGAGGTTTTTGTCAAACCGTTGTGCCCTTAATAGGTCACGCCGGTCATGACGCTGATGCTTTCGCTGTGCAAAGTGGCAAAATCAACGTGCAGGACCATGCGGATGACAGTTTCATTCCGGCTGAACCCGGACAGCAATGTTCCGGTGCTGTCGAGATAAGCGGCACCATCCACCACGGCAAGCGTGATTTCATCAACATTCGCAATCAACTGGTCTTCCATATCGGCCAGCAAGATTTCGGTTTCATTGGACCCGCCCCCAAGATTTGAGGGGATGTTGTTGGTGCTCCACCAGGGATGTCCTTCAAGCAACGGGGTTGACCCGCGCATTTCGGGGAAGACCCGGTTGCCGCCAGCGGCCTCACGCAAGGCACCGATGTTGCCACGCGAACGGGGCACGCCAAACCAGGCGGGTTTGACCATCCCGATGTCTTTGCCTTCCAGATTGGTAATCATGATGTTGACATCACTTTCAACATTGGCGGCAGTTGCGCCAGCCGTGGCGAATACGTTGCCAGCAAGCGCATGGTTCCGCATCCCCTTGGGCTGTGACAGCGTGCCAGAGCCGCGCAGGAACGCCACATCTTCTGTCGTGCCCATGATGCGAAGTGCGTCATTCTGAGCCAACTGCATGGCCTTGCCAGAGGTATAGCGCAACAGTTCATTGGTGACAGGGATGATGACCGTCAGCTTGTGCGCCACCAGTTTGATTTGACCAGTTTTTTGCTGTGACGCATTGGTGTTAGTGCCTTCCTCACCCCAAGTCGCGGTCGCACCGGCGGTCAGCTTGTCCATGCCGAAATTGCCGCGCGGAATTGTAACCATGCGCGGACCGGCACGCCGGACAACACTGGCCGGACGCAACAGGTCAATGATTTCTTCCGCCATATCTTCACGGACTGTTGACCCGCCGGCATCAAAGACAGTGGACAACAAAGATTTTTCCAGGCTGTCCTTCAGCTTTTCATCGCTGATATTTTCAATGAAATAAGATGCGCCATAGGGATTGAATTTGTGCATGACATGAACCGCCAGCAATTTGCCAAAGCGTGTTTTTGCCTGGTCTTCCTCACTTTCCTTCCCGATGTCATTGAACTTTTCAACCTCGGCCTTGGAAACACCGCCCTTGAGAACGGCAATGTTTTTGTCGGTGAAGCCTTTTTCTTTTACGGCATCATCAACCGTGTCCTTGACGGTTTTCTTCAGGTCCGTCATGAACTTTTCGGCGTCAAAATCATCGGCCGGAGTTGTTTTGACCATTGGTTTTTTCTTGCCATCGGCTTCATCGGTCTTAGGTTTGGCCGCTGAGATTGCCTCAAGTTCGGTGATGTCCGCCTTAAGACCCTTCAGTTTTTCGGTTTGTTCATCCGTTGCCGCATCACCAAGCTTGTCAACGTCCGCCTGTAATTTGGCAAGTACGGCTTTAAGCCTTTCCAGAATTTTCATTTGATTTTTCCTTTCAAAATCAATCGGTTAGATTATGCTTTCTTCATGGCGTCTTTCACAGCGTTTAAAACAACGGTTGTGATTTCCGCCTGAGTTGGCATCTGTACGCTCTTGGATTTTGCGGCACCGTGCGGCACCTTGAGATTTGCCATAGCACGGGCGACCAAATCTTGCAACTCCTCTTGCCCCTCATTGCTTTCCCTGACTTCCAGCATCACGGCGTCGAGTTGTTTTTTAAACCCCCGGACTTCAGCCATCAGGTCAGCAAGTGTCGGGGCTTTTTTCGGCTTTGTTTTTTTCTCAGGCATAGGGAAAAAAGGCAACGGTCCGCCTTCGTCAGCAATGATGCCGCGCTGTGACTTGACTACTTCCAGCACCTTGGTTTTCAATTTTTCAAGCCATTCATCCTCAAAGCTGTCCAGGTCTTTTTTCACATGGTCCATGACTTCACCGGCCAGTTTTTTGGTGCCAAAGGTGTAGGTGACTTCGCCTTCCAGGGTGTTTTTCCGTACCAGTTCAACCTGATGCCGGGAAATGGGCAGGTCATTTTTCACGGTCTTCCATTCATCCAGCGTGCGCCGCGCCCATTCATTCATCGGCTTCAGGTCAATGCCCTTGGCCCGCGCCTGGATTAAGGCTTCCGGGTTCGACGGTACGTTGACCAGGGAAAATTCCAGCAGTTCCTGCTCAATGAAATCAATCCCGCCCCGGTCATTATTGTGCTCATGGCGCCTGGAAACAAATCCAACCGATGTGGTGTTCAGAAAACCGCCAGCCAGCAATTTAAACGTCATGAAGCCAAATTCATGTTCATCCTTTTCAGTGAATTTCGTGGCCAGGCTGACCAGTTTGCCGCCCTGGACCTTGACCTGCCGGGCCTGGGCGATTGCCGGGATGCGATGGTCATGCGCCCATAACACCACCGGGTTCTTTTTGAAGTGGGTCAACTCCCAACCCTTGACACTGATGGTATCGCCATCCCGGTCAACATCGCCAGTGGAAATAATGAAGTCAACGGTCCGCTTGTCCTGGTCAATGCCCCGAATATAACCGGGTTCAGCATATTGCTTGATAAGCATTGCCCCCTTGGGCGTCATGATGGTGTCGCTTTTCAGGTCGCTTGAATAAAGAAATTTTGTCATGGCCTTTCCTTTGTTATTACTCTCATCATCTTCATAATTTATATTTAAAGGGTTGATGATGTTGGTGCTGTGGATAACTAATGTCGCAGTACGGCCAGCTACAACATTTTGCGTCCAAACTTTAAACGCACCACTATATTTAGGTGTTTCAAACCAAACACGCCAGGTTGATAACTCTGTGAATTGTTTGTGATTAACCGGGATAATTTTTTAAAAATCAATTTATCCACAGCCAATACACAGGTTTTCCACAGGGTTATGCTCATGGTCTTTCCTTATCTTGATTTGCAAAATGTTTCACGTGAAACATCCCGCCTTTCTTTAATGTTTTCAATGTCTTATCCTTTATCAGCCCTGCACAATCGCCAGCACATCAGCGTGCATGGCCCGGAAGGACCGCCTGAAGGCGCGGCGCAACTGGCGTTCAAACTGTTGCCGCCTGTTTTCAAACACCCGCCACACTTCAGCACGCTTTTCTTCTGTATCCAGACGGGCAAGATTGGCCGGGACCACAGGGACCACGCCGCACTGGCAGTTAATGTCCTCCCCGGGCACCCCGAATTGTCCCGGCCCTGGGGCGCTGGCCCCCCCGGCACTGACAAAATTGTTTTCAACCGGAATGGTCACGCCGGATAATGCAACATGCGTGTCCCGCACCGGCGACCCGCCGACCGTAATCAGCCACATTTTCTTTTTCACCCCGGCCTTGACCATCCCTTCCTGCACCCCAAAGCTGGACGCTCTGACGGTTTCGGTCCGGGCGATGGTGCCCGCCCGTGAAATGCTGGCGTCAAAGACCTGTGTGACCCGTGTTGAAAGCGCCGGAAGACTGTCCCCCGCCGCCAGTCCTTCAGCCAGGGTGCGCCGCAAACCTTCCTTGATGGTGCCGTTGACGCCGACCACACGGGTGCTGGAATAGTCCCGCAAGAACCGCACCACAGCCGGGTCATTCAAATCAAAAACAATATCCAGGTTCAAGGACCGGAACAGGTCATCCCCGAACGCGGCCACGGTATCGGATACAATCCCGACCGTTGCCGGGCCTGGGCTGTTAGCGTCAATCGCGGCAAGAATATCATCAATGTCATCGGGTGCCTTGGTGATTTCCTTGAACGTGCCATCTATCAGCACCGGGCCATTTTTGCTTTCCCTGAAAAATAACTGTGGCGCACGCAATCCAGCAAGTTCTTCCAGCCCAGGGGTTGCCGGATTGCCTGTGATGTTCAGATTGAACGGCACCGGGAACACGTTCAGCCCCTCAAGCACTTCCTCACCGGCGGCCTTGCGGACCTCATTCAGCCTGAAGGCTTCTGGCCGTGATTTCATCAACTCAATTTTGGTCTTCATGTCTTCCTTGACCGGGCTGATGAACCCCAATTTGGCGCGTGGGTCCTGCTCGTGCAATTCACGTTCAAAGACCGCACGCATTACAATCAGTTTGGGCAGGACCACATGCTTGGATAAAAAGAACTCGGCGGCTTCGATCGTGGCCCGGTTGCTGTTCTCAAGGATGCCCAGGGCTTCGGGCGGGAAGCCATAGACCTGAAGCACCGCGTCCCGTGACATCCCCCTGATGTCCTTCATCGCCATCTTGCGGAAGTCCTTGGCAAATTCCTTCACGTCAATCTTGCCGCCAGTGACAAAGAACGGCACCGATGCCCGCGCCACGCCATGCAGTTTTTGAAGCCATTTTTTCTCAAGCCGTTCAGCCTGGTCCTTGCCAAACCCGCTTTCACTGTCCGCCGCTGAAATCAGCAAATCAGGCCGGGCGCTGTTGCGGAAAAAGTTCTTGATATAGCGTGTGGCATAGCTATCAGTTTCAAGGTCATCCGCCAGCGCCGCGCCGCGTCCCTTGCCTGGGCCGTAGGGATTGGCCGGGTCTGGATTGACAACCGCAATGATGTCTTCAGGCTCAAAGCTGAACATGGTGGCCCCGATACGGACCTGCCAGGTGCCCTTGCCAAGTATCGGCCGCTTCAGGATTTCGTGGGTCGGAATAGGCCAGAAGGAAATTGTGTCGCCCCGGAAATTGCGTTCCTTCAGGAAATGAAATTCATCCAAAATACAAAAATATTTCCACGCCAGCAACCAGTTTTGAAGGCCAGGAAAAACTTCATTGCCGTTATTCATGGCATTGGCAAAGGGATGGTCCTCAATTTCCTCACCATCGACTGTCACTAACCAGGGAACCGCCGCACCGATTTCAGCGGTCTTGTTGACCACGGCGTTGAGCCATTTGTATCGGTGATAACCCAGGACAAGTTGACGTTGGGTGAAAATTGTCGGGGTGGTGTTATCGCCGACTGGCGAAAAAAAGAAGTTGCCTTGCGCTTCACTCCCAAAAAGTCCGCCGAATATTTTTTTCAACATCAGATTAAATCCCAATCGCCTTGTTTGCCACTAAGGACCAATTCAGTGATTGCCCACACCAGCGCATCCATTCTGTCCGGGCTTTTTTTCGTGACCCCAGGGACATATGAAATAAGCTGGTCTTCAAGCCCTGACAAGGTGCCGATATGGTGGACCCTGCCCAATTCATACAAGGCGGCGACTGGTTCAGCGCGGGTCATTTTCCCTTTTGTGGCATGAACGGATTTATAACTAACATTATTTTGAATGTTCCGCAAATTGGTTTCCACCAGGTCGCCCCCCTGGTTGACCTCAGCCACCACCCGGTCAGCCAGAAAAATATTGTAGGCCCTAAGCACCTTATTGCCCCATGTCAAGGGTGAACCCTGCAAGGAACAATCCTGCAAAATGAACGCATGGCGTCCGGTGCCCTGGCCATGTGCCCCGGCCACAATGATGCCGCACTCGTCAGCATCCGGGCCGGACGTGACCGGCGGGTCAACCGCCACAACAATCCGGTCCATTTCCTTGGGCGGGTTCAGCATCCGGGCCTTGTCAATATCCTCCCAGGTCCACAATGCACCTTCAACAATCCGCTGGAACTCACCGGCAAAGAACCGGGCGCGGGCGGCACGCGGCAGGCTTTTTAGAATTTCAATAAATTCGGGGGTCAGGTTTGCCAGATTATCAGGCGGGTTAATCTGCATTTTCCCATATAGATGCGGGTTCCTTAAGGGTTCTTTTGTCCCTGGTAAAAGGCCCTCAAAGAAAATTGAATAAATCCAGTGTTTAATTGACGGCGGATTGCAGTCAAACAGCATTTTCAAATCCAAGCCAACATTTTCCGCCAGCCTGGTCATAACAATTTCAGCCGCCATCCAGGTGATTTCGGAAACCTCGTTCAGAAAAATCGTGCTGTATTCATTGCCCAATATTTTTTCAACCCGCTCTTTATCGTCCAGGCCCATGAACCAAATTTGCGACCCGTTGGACAGTTCGGCAAACCAGTCCGTCTTATTGACGTGATAGGGCACGCCAGGAAAGCACAGCGTCATCACTTTGGGAAAGGTATCATAAACGATTGATTGCTTGATATGGTTGAAATGATGCCGTGCCACCAGGTGCCGGGACTTGACGGCGGCGGCGCGGATTACAATGTCCCGCAAATGAAGGAAAGTTTTACCGGACCGTGACCCGCCGTAAAGCAGGATGAACATATACCTGGCAATCAAGCGGGTGGCATCAGTCTGCTTTATAGTTTTTTGAAATCGTGGCGGCATCATCGGCATCAATCACCATTTTGATTTCCAGTTGACCATCCAAATCAATTTTGTCGCCAAAAATTTTGGGCAGGATTTTGGATGTCAACCATTTCCGGGCATCAATTCGCAACCTGGACCGCTGGACACGCTCTTGGTCAAACCGGATTATTGTTTTGCCGCTGGCGGTTTTAAAAATAGCATAATCCTGCCGCCCGTCATCGGCAATTTCATTAATTTCATCAGCCATCGCATGTGCCCCCAACTCGCGCGCGTGTGCGTATCGGACGTAAAAGCCCTTTGGCCGGTCATCAATATACCATCCCCTGATTGTTGTTGCAGGTGGAAGTTTCGTGTCATCCCGGCAAATAGTTTTAAGCCCGTGACCATCAGCAAGGCGGGCCAGTATCTTCCGTGCAATCGCCGGGGTGTACTTGGTCGGGCGTCCTTTGGATTTGGGCTTGGGGCGTCCTTTGGATTTGGGCTTGGGGCGTCCTTTGGATTTGGGCTTGGGGCGTCCTTTGAATTTGGGCTTGGGGCGTCCTTTGAATTTGGGCTTGGGGCGTCCTTTGAATTTGGGCTTTCCTTTCGGTGCCTGCTTTGCGGACGGCTTGGTCATGTTAGACCTTAAATGCGGTCGTGTGACTTCGGCAACTGGAACGCACCAACGGTGACGCCGACATCGGCGCTATAGGTAACAAGCACATCGCCATTGCCATCGTTCCATTCGCCCGGCTCAAACGGGCCGAACATAAAAAGTTTGTCAATCGACACAGATTTTGCCACGGCGGGTTTGGTCATCTTGCCCTTACCGGCAACAGATTGTGTGGCATTTTGCGGGGCGATGTTGACGGTCCTGGCGGCGGCATTAATATTCTTGACAATCAAAACCGTGTTGCCATCGTTTTTGAATTTATCGCCCGCCGCTGTCGCGGCCACCAATCCGGCGCTATCCAGTTCAATGCCATCTTCCAGGCTTTTGTTAATGCTCAATTGGGTCATGGCCAATCCTTCTTTCGGTTCAGGTTGACCCAACCTTATACCGGAAAGGCTGGAATTGCAAAAGGGGGAAAGAAAAACTGTCGTTTCCCGACAAATCTTTTTCAAAAAGTTATGGCCGGTGCCAACACATGGGCGGCGAAAGATGCCAAATCCTCCAAATTAAAACTGTCATTTTCTGACACTTTTTTTTCAGAAAGTTTCGGGCCTTGCCCAAGGTATGTGAATTGAGGGACCTCTAACTTTTCAAATTAAAACTGTCGTTTTCTGACATTTATTTTTAGAAAAGTTACGCACTACCATTTAATAATTTCCTGACAATCTTTTGGGGGAAGGGTACGCCCAGGCGTCTATAGATTTTGGCCTTCTTTTTAATCATGGTCATCACCTTGGGCGGGACCGACCCTTCTGAAATAAGATTGCGGTTATAGTTCTGGCGCGTCATCCTGACCACCGTCAGGGTTGACCAGTAAAGCAACCGCACCAGTTTCTTTCCGCGTGTTGGCAACAGAATAAAAGTTTTAAAACCAGTCCCGACACGGGGACATTCATCCTGAAGCTGAAGCCTTGCCATCATTGTCATCCCATTTCCTTTCGCTGTGGTTAGCAGTATAAGGTAGTATGACATATTTTGAAAGGTTTTGCAAATCGGGTTTTTAACCAAACCCTTATCCACCCTTGTTTTCAGGGGTTTTTGGTTCTGTAGCCCGCAAGATTGCGTGGCCAGAAAAAAAATAAAAAAAGTTTTAACCAAATTATAAAGCCTTAAACCAAATAGGTTTAATCAATGATTGTGGGGGGGTTCAATTATGCCACCCTTTGTTATACGATTTTCTTTTTTCCCTTCACCGCCGGGGCCACCGCGTTTGGTGGTTGTGTTTAGTTTTTTTTTGGTGCCCTTGCCTGTTTTGGGCCGGTCTTTTTTCCTGTATTTGGTGAACATCATTATGCCCCTTCCGTTAGTTGTCTCAATGCCCATTCAAAACTTTTGCGCTCAGTAAAATAAAAATAGCTGGAATGACCAAAGCTGTAAACCACTTCAAAGGCATGCCATTTTTGCTTGCGAGCCGGGGACAGCATTTGAAGTTTGCGGACCTCACAAATATTCCTGGTGTTGACCAGCCGGGTTTTAAGTCTGGTGTTTAAATGCCCGGATATTCTGAAGTCCTCAATTTTTATTAACATGATAATTTCCTTTCAATATAGCCAGGGTTTCGTCCCATGCTTCCGCCGGCCAGGTCTCGGCATTGATGCCGTGGCGGTCAAAGAACCGTCTTTCATTGCCATCCTGATGCACACTATCGCGGGAGTTGCGATGGTGTTCATGACAAAGCGGAAATGTTCTATCGTTACGGCGCGGCAAATACAAAAGAGAATGATGTATTTCAGCCGGACGGCCACAAATCAAGCAACCATCTTCGACAATCCTGGCATAGTGTTTGCGCTCCTGGGTATTAGGCCGTTTTGGCATCATGGGGCTACCATAACGCTTGGTGGTCTGGGAATTTTCTGACCCAACGGACGCCACAAATGAAGACAATAGGGGTGGCAATTATTGTGGTCGCCGGGTGGAACGTGCAATTGCATTACCGTGTCATTAGGTCCCCAAAGTTTTCTTTTTACCCATTCCATTTCATCCCATGTTGGGCAACGGCTTTCAATGCTAACAAAAGCGTGTTCCCAACCCTCACCATTGCTGACCACAATAATCATTTTCCTGACTGGAATATTAAAGCATCCGTTCCCCCGGTCCAATTGGTCAGCCGGTGCTTACGCCGGTAACATTCAAAATCTAAAGGAATTTTTAACATCAGACTTCCTTCAGGATTTCCTTTTCCACTATCAAGGCCACGGCTGGCTGTGAATTGTCCCCCTGGCAAACATGAAGCCACACCCTGCCGTATATCAAAAACTTCAGCCGGTCCCGCCATGACCCCTTCCAACAGGACCAGACGGTCCCCCGTTGCGTGATAAAGACGGGCAGGTCCACACATGGCCCCTGTTCTTTTTCATCCCAACTCGGTGGTTTTTTTAACACACGGGTTTGATGTTTGAATGAAATCGGCAACATCGCGGCATTTCCTTTCCTTCAATGTTTTTTATCACTCAGGCTGGTCGTGCCCATGCCTACTGTTTCAATGCTTTCAACGCCAAGAAAATCCTTTATATCCAGTTGTTCAGCCATCGTTTCAGCCTGGACCATGACGGTCATCATCAGCAAATTAAGATAAGCCGCTTGTCGCTGTTCTGGTTTGATATAAGCCAAATGCAAGCCGGTGAAAAAAGTGCCTGCATTTGCAATCATTTCCAGATAGGCCAGATGGTTTCCTGTCGCCAGTTCAAACATCTTGCGCCCAATATCATTGAAGCATGATTGTGCCCCGGTGATTTGCTCAGGGGTTAGCCTGACCGATGTTTCAAGTTCTGTCATTTCCCATCACTCCGCCAGCCGCAATCCGGGCAAATGGCAATCGCTACCTGGCCACCCGTTCCCGGCATGGACGGGCATGTCAGGCGTCCTGCACCACATTCCGGGCACAAGGCGTCCAGCCATTCCTTCAACGTAGCGTCAGCAAGGTCCTGGTCATTGAAATACCGCCATTCTTCTTTGAGCGGGTCATAAATCGCAAAAATATTAGCGTCATATTCTTCCACCACAGCAAGCTGAAGTACTTTATCCCGTTCCGCATTATCGGTCAAAAGAAACAAATCTTCCGTGGTGTATTCCCATTCTTCCGGGTCGTAAAAATATAGCCCGTTGGGCGGGGTGATTTCACCCGGTTCAAGTTCAGCATCAAGAATTTCCCTGATGCCATCCGCCAATTGATTTGTCGGCGGATTGTCGATGTCATCGAAGGGAAAAGTTTCCAATAAATCCCTGATTGCTTTTTCTTTTTCCGCGAATGTTTTCATGATGTTTTTCCTTTCAAATAAATGGCGGCGCGTCATCCTTAGACCAGATACAATGCGCCTTTCGGCTCCCCGCCCCGGTCATGTTTAACCCCGCATCAAAAGGGCAGGATGACTTGTGTGCGGACCGCCGCCGTGGCCCGACAGGAGATTGGCGGGGCATATTCATCGGCGTTCCAACTGTCCGGCAATCACTACCAGCAATGCCGCCCACAGGGCCAACCCGACCCTGAAACCCAATGGTCCGGTCAGGTCTTCCAGCCAGAACGGGAAATAATAAAATGCAACCAGGCTGAGGCCAGCGGCAACCAAGTAAAAAACTGAGGACAAAAATGATTTCATTTTCATTCCCCCAAGAAAAAAGCATTTCCAGCCGGGGACCACCGCCAATTTTTATCTTTGAAATTCAACAACGTCCGTTCATTCCCTGCATAAAAAATGCAAAATCGGGTCTTGCGCCCGTGACCAACTAAGCCAGCTATAATTTCCCCGGTTGTTATATTCTCCATAACAATCCAGTCACCATCTTCCGACATTTTTTCTGATAGTTTCATGTCAAATATCCTTGTTGATTTGCTGTTGCTCATTGAAGGTCATGGCCCCTTTGGCAATCATCCAGCCCTGGATTGTGGCCAGCATCCGATGTGCTTCCGGGCCAAAGATGACCCCGTCCTTCAAGCCCTTCATCATGACCATCAGGGTTAAATATGTTGGGGTGAGGCTACTATATTTTTTTGCTTTTCTGCCCGCAATAAATTTTATCTGGGTGCTTATAATCGCCAACGCCCAGGCTTCATCAATCAGCGGATTGTCGGTATTCATCATATCCCTGCCGGGATGCCGTGATTTAAGAAAACCTGTAAAGTCTATGAAAGGTTTTTTCATGTCAATCTAATCCATTTTAAAAGCTGAGCATCAGCCGGGACACGATTATTACCACGGGCCAGCGGATGCCGTGGGGAAAGGTCATTGTTTGTCCCCAGACACCAAAGGTCATGACCGGCCAGGTTCAATTTGCGGGCCACTTCCAAGCCGCGCGGGTCATGAAATTCAGCGCCCCAGGCAATTACCACCTTGGCCACATTCCCGGCTTCCTCAAGAATAAAGCCGTCATTCAATTCAATCAACCTGGCCCGTGACCGTTCCGAAAGATTGCTGATGTGGTCCTTCATGATGCGCGGGTCCGGGTTGATGAACGGCCAAAGGTTCATTGCTACGTGCGCGGCAAAGCCATGATGGTTCCAGATGCGTTTGCATTTTTCGGTAGTCATGTCGGTTTCCTTGACGGACCCGGCCAGGCTTGGGTTCATCATGATACACAGCACAGCCGGACCTTCGCCCCAACGATGTTCCAGGCGGAAGCGATAGCGGCCACGGGCTGAAAATATATTTAGGCGGCGCTGGATTAAATCAGATGTTTTGACCAGTTTCATTTTTCCTTACCATCACCAGTTGCCTTGATGACCGTGGGCAAAGCGACCGCTCCCTTCAATCCCTTTATCGCCAGGAAATATGCGCTGGCCGCTTCCTGAAGTTTCTTGTGCAGGGCATCAGCAATAAACATTCTTTTCATCGGGTTGATTTTAATTTGCCCGGCCTCATAGCGCCTGACCGTCCTGGCCGCTTGCATGCCTTTCAATTCAAGCACCCTGGCGAATTTGTCAGCGGAAAGTCCAAGCGCCTTGCGGCAAGCCTTGATATCATCCCCGCTCAAGTCCGGTAAAGATGAAAGGTGACCGATGATTTTTTGCAGGTCTTTTTTTTCAGACACTTGAATATCCCATGTTTTCTTTTGACCCTAAACTGCGGGCGCTCGCGTTGTCAATATATATTTTCAGTTTTTGTCATGGTCAAATTCACATGGCACGATATTGGTTTTTTTGATAGAGTTCTCCTGCCGGGCTTTCGGGTGGGGACCTGGGGAATAGATTTCCCTCGCCGCATTTCCGAGCGCGGACCCGGGGGACTGTGCTAGCGGCTCACAGTCCCCCCTGCTTTCCACCCATTCCATCATCGGGAAGTTTCTTTTCCGGGCGTTTGACATAGTGACCATATTTTTCCAGCCCCGCTTTCATTTCCTGGGCCATATCTTTCCCCAAATTCTCAAAAGCCTCAGCTAGTTTTTCTGGCGGCGTGTCCGCTGGAAATTGCTTGTCGCACCTGAAGCAAAGTTTCTGGGCCTTGGCTTCCAGTTTCACTGTCATGGTGATAAAATCATCATCGCGTTCTGTCATTTTAAAGTTCCCTTGGTCCAAGATAAAATTGATGTTCCGAAATCCGCCACTTGTCATTCTTCAATTCCAGCGTCAGGCGTCTTCCTGTTTCGGTCGGGATGCCGAAAGCATTTTCCAGCAAACGCACAAAAAGCCGTGGTACGGGTTTCAAGGAAATCTGGCCAATCACCAGAACCTTGGTTGGTGCGCCATAAATGTCGGCTTCAAAACTGTACCCGTTGACATAAATACTTGCCAATTTTCCCATCGTCTTTCCTTTCCGGTTTTCCCCATGTTCATCTATATTACTATTTATATTTAAAAGATTGTTGTTGTTGGTCCTGTGGACAACTGGCACAACACCCGGTGTAGCGCAAGCCGTTGCAACGCTTTCTCTTGTGTATAACCCTGTGGATTGTTTAGCGGTGAACGGGGATGCTTTATCGAAAGGAACCATCCCGTCAGTTAATCCACGACCGGCGCACAGGTTTTTCACAAACCGAAAAAAATTTAAATCCGTCATTTCAAAGATGCTGTTCATGGTCTTTCCGCCAATCTTGCGTTCAATATCATCCAGGCCAGCGCCGCTTCTTTTATTGGACCGGCATCTTCCCCAATCAGGGTGTGAATTGACACCCCGTCTTTTTTGGCTTGGGCCAATTTTTGTTGTGCTTCTTTGGCGCAAACATGCACCAGCCCCTGCAACCCCACAACCATGTCACACACTCAGGATGTCATCGGCGGTGACTTTACCCCCGGTGGCGTCCACAAGCCGCCTGAGCGCGTTGCGGGACAGCGGGCCACCGTTCACGGCACGGCTGACTTGCTGGTCACTGAAATCGTGCTTCCGGGCAAATGCGGCCTGGTTCCCGTTAAAATTCTTTTCAATAAATTCTTTCATTTTCATGCGCTTTTCCTTTAATAGTCTTCCAGGTTTTTAAATTCATATGACCTTAGTTTTCGGGTTTTATTTTTTTCATTTTCAATTCCCCAATCCGGGTCAAATCTTTTTCTGATATTCTTGGCGGCATTGCCGAAACTCTTAAGCTGTGCCAGACGCTTAAGTTGTCTAATGGTTGGCTGGCCCGCTTTGGTTTTACCTGTTGACATAATCTGGAAATCGGTTTATTCCATATTCCAGAAACTGTCAACCGCAAACATGGGATGTTAAAAATGACTGAGCCACTTTTTGATATGGGTGTTGCGCCTGGAATTTATTTCAACCAATCCTTTGAGGATTATCTTGCGGTGCCCGCGCTATCAGCATCAGGCGTCAAAAAACTGATGGGCAACCCGCTTTTATTTTGGGCGGAAAGCTGGCTGAACATTGACCGCTCGGAACAAGAGGACCGTGAACATCAGCGCATCGGCAAGGCATATCACTGTTTGATTTTGGAAGGCCGTGATGAATTTAACCGGCGCTTCCCGGTGAACTTCAACCCGGACGATTTCCCCGAGGCCCTGAACACCCAGGAAGATTATAAAGAGCGGTGCCGAGAATTGGACCTTGCGGTCAGCGGCACCAAGCCGGTCCTGAAGCAACGCATCCTTGAGGCTGATGTTGAATGTCGGTTTGTTGAAGATGCCAAGGCTGAATTTTACCGGGCGAATGAAAATGCTGAAGGCTTTATGGAGCCGGATGAAATTGAAGAACTGGACTTCGCCGCCAGCCTGATTGAAATTCATGAGGATGTATCCAAATGCTTCCGGGGCGGGTTTTCAGAAGTCAGTGCCTTCTGGTATGACCCGGATGCCGGCATCCCGTTTAAGGTGCGCTTTGATTATCTCAAGCCCATGATGATTGCTGAACTGAAGACAATGGCCGCAACCGAGCGTCCTATGGAAAATGCTGTTTACACTGAAATGGCCAAACGCCGGTATCATATCCAAGGCACACTTTATTTGCGGGCCATCAATGAACTCAGGAAACTAGGGCCACTTTCAACGGACGGCACCAAAGAACAACAGGAATTTACTGATAAAATTTTTGGTGACGACCATGAAATGAAGTTCATTTTTATCTTCCAGCAAAAGGGTCCGGCCCCGCTGGTATTGCCCCGGATTTTTCCACAGCAATCAATGTTCAACTGCGGGGAAACCAGCATTGATGCCGCCATGACCCGCTTTGATAATTATTGGCGGACTTTCAGAACCGCGCCCTGGGTCCAGCATGAGCCGATTGAATATTTTGATGATGCCATGTTCCCGCCCTGGGCAACCGAGATTTAAAAAGAATTAGAAAGGAATAGAAAGGAATAGAAAGGAAAACCGATGATTAATATTTTCCATGAAATCGAAAAAGAACGGGACCGCCAGGACCAGCAATGGGGCGGGCCTGAACATGATGACGGGCACATTTTTACAGATTGGTTTCAATATATCACAGACCAGATGCACAAAGGATTTCACGATTACATCAAGAAAATGGTATTATTGAGTGACACTTCAGAAAATGTCATGCGTGAAAGGTTTATTAAAATTGCGGCGCTGGATGTGGCCGGGCGGGCCGGGTTCGACGGTACGCTCGATTTCGAGTTGCACGGTCAACCGCTTTTCGTGGGCGGTCGCCGGCCCTCGCAGGAACTCGTGGACCTTTTAGCGAACACCTACCGCCTCACCGGGACGCTCCAGAACCCGCGCATCGAGTTGGTCCCGGCGGAAGACAACGAATAATAGCTTCGATCCTTTACCCTTCTTACACCGAGCCCCCAGGCATCAGCCTGGGGGGATAAAATCTCCTGCGCCGACTGGCCTGCCACGGGCAGAAGCCCGTGGCCTGAACGGAGAGTAGGTATGTCTGGCAGAAGCCGATAGCCGAGGGCACGATAGACCAGCCTGGCAGCGAGGAAGTAGCAGGCGTGTAGCCCAGTGTGGGCATGCCCGCAGTTGAGGTCCTTCGACTCGCCCTCGTGACACTCGGGGCTCGCTCAGGATGACATGCCGTGCGCGTATAATGGGAGGTTTGGGTAGAGGGTGTGGGATCATCATGCACGGTCAACATTGCAGGTGAGAATCAACGATGAGCTTTAAGTTGGTCAGCAGCTATGAGCCGCGCGGCGACCAGCAGGCCGCCATCGACGCGCTGGTGCGCGGCGCCGCCGACGGCGAGCCGCACCAGGTCCTG